CATGCGTGCCGCAAAGTAAGCCATGACCACATCCGGCACCACTACGTTTAATCTCGACCTCAACGAGGCTGTTGAAGAAGCCTTTGAGCGTTGTGGTGCTGAGTTGCGCACGGGCTACGACCTGAAGACCGCTCGTCGATCCCTGAACCTGCTGTTTGCAGACTGGGCAAATAGAGGCATCAATATGTGGACCATTGAGCAGGGTACACAAGTCCTGACTCCCGGTACAGCCACATACACGCTGCCTGCTGATACGGTAGATCTGATTGAGCATGTGATCCGCACGGGCGCGGGAAATGTGTCTACGCAGACTGATTTGGCGGTATCGCGCATCAGCGTCTCAACGTACTCGTCTATCCCAAACAAGCTGCAAACGGCAAGACCGATCCAGATCTGGATCAACCGCCAACAACCTGCGCCCACGTTTACTCTCTGGCCCGTGCCTGACAATTCTCAGACCTACACGATGGTGTACTGGCGGTTGCGTAGGATTCAAGACGCGGGGACGGGTGGCACGTACACACAGGACATCCCCTTCCGTTTCCTCAATGCGTTGGTCTCCGGCCTTGCGTACTACCTGTCCATGAAGATCCCCGGCGCGATGGAGCGCATGCAGGTGCTGAAGGCTCAGTACGACCAAGATTGGGATCTGGCCTCGACCGAGGACCGTGAGAAGGCAGCGGTGCGGTTTGTGCCCCGGCAGATGTTTATCAGTTAATTAGCCAGTTTATCGTCGCAGGATAAACTCCCTAAACTATGTCAAACCGCTTTGCAAACGGCGCAAAGGCATTCGGGTTCTGCGATGTCTGTGGGTTTCGTTTTGACCTGAAAAAGCTCAAGAACCGCGTCATCAAAACCAAGATTACAGCGATCAAGGCTTGCCCGCAGTGCTGGACGCCAGATCATCCGCAGTTGTTGCTGGGCATGTTCCCAGTTTCCGACCCCCAAGCAATCAGAGATCCGCGCCCAGATACGAATACTTGGTACTCTTCTGGCTTGACTGCGACGGGCTCGTTTGGTGAGGGGAGTCGAGTAATCCAGTGGAACTGGAACCCGGTTGGCGGGTCCAGAGGTTTTGATGCAGCCCTGACGCCGAATGACTTGGCACCGCAGGGTTTAGTAGGTACAGTCACGGTGGTCATCACCTAAGGAGTTGACATGGAAAAGATGCGCAAGGTCGCCAAGCAAGAAGTTGGCAAGCACGTAAAGGCCATGCACAGCAAGGGCTTCAAAAAGGGCGGGCCGACCACGGACGACCGCATGAAGTACGGCAAAAACATGGCCCGCGCCATGAACCAGAAGACGGGTTGACACCATGATGAAAGCCAAGAAGCTGGCCCCCGCCAAGTCGGGGCAACCGCAATCCATCGAGACGCTCGGAGACGAGATCTGCATGGTGGTGGGGAACATTGGCATGGGCAAGCCCCCTGCGGTTAAGACCTCGGGAATCAAGATCCGTGGTACTGGCGCGGCTACCAAAGGCACGATGGCTAGAGGGCCGATGGCGTGAACTACACCGAGTTGCAGACCGCTGTTGAGGACTACAGCGAGAACACGTTCTCGTCTACTGTCTTTGCCGACATGACTCAGTTGGCAGAGCAGAAGATCTACAACTCGGTCCAGCTTCCAGCGCTGCGTAAGAACGTCACGGGCACGCTGACCAACGGCAATCAGTACCTGTCGGCCCCCACAGACTTCCTGTCTGTCTTCAGCCTTGCTGTCATCGACGGCTCGGGGAACTACGAGTACCTGCTGAACAAGGATGTGAACTTCATCCGCTCGGCGTTTCCCAGCGCGGCAACCACGGGCACGCCCAAGTACTACGCCATCTTTGGCCCTCGCAGCGATAACCCAGACGAGTTGTCGTTCATTCTTGGGCCGACGCCCAACGCGGGGTTGACTGCGGAGTTGCACTACTTCTACTACCCGACCAGCATTGTCACGGCGGGTACGTCATGGCTTGGGGACAACTTTGAGTCTGCGCTGTTCAATGCCGTTATGGTTGAAGCTGCACGCTTCATGAAGCAAGAGCCGGACATTATTGCCATGTACGAAAAGGAACTGGCGATGTCTATGGATCTGCTGAAGAATCTTGGTGATGGCAAGAACCGTCAAGACGCCTACCGTAGTGGTCAGGTTCGCTACCCAGTCAAGTAAGGATAAAACATGCCTATTTCTCAAGCAATGTGCTCGTCGTTTAAGGAACAGCTTTTCCTGGGCGAACACGACATGGATACAGACACCATCAAGTTGGCGTTGTATACCTCGGCTGCTACGCTGGACGCATCGACAACTGTTTACACCACCTCTAACGAGGTGAGCAGTTCCGGGACCAACTACACCGCAGGTGGCAACACGCTGACGGGTGCTACGGTGTCTCTGAGCGGCACGACGGCGTTCGTGGATTTTGCGGATACCTCGTGGTTGACTGCAACCATCACGGCCCGTGGGGCGCTGGTGTACAACAGCAGCAAGAGCAACAAGGCCATCGCAGTGCTGGACTTCGGCTCTGACAAGACTTCGACCAACGGCACGTTCACGGTGCAAATGCCTGCGAACACGGCTTCCGACGCTCTGATCCGCATCGCCTGAGGCTGACATGGCAAACGCAATTTATCCGAAGTACAAGGAAGTAATCCTTGGCGCGGCTACCAACACCAACCTGTTGTCTGGCACGGTTAAGGTTGCATTGGTCGATACGGGGACGTACACCTACAACGCAGCGGATCAGTATCTGACATCTCTGACGGGTGTTGTTGGAACGGCTCAAACCATTGGCGCTACCAAGTCGGTGACCGATGGTGTGTTTGACGGAGCCGATGTGACCTACACCGCTGTGACGGGTAACTCTGTTGAGGCGCTGGTGATCTACGTGGACACTGGCACTGCGGCTACTTCACCGCTGGTGGCGTACATCGATACCGGTGTGACTGGTCTGCCGGTCACGCCCAACGGGGGGAACATAACGGTCACCTGGAATGCATCAGGCATTTTTGCACTCTAAGCCATGGCTGCACAAGGCACCACCACAATAAACTTCGGCGGCAGGTCTACTGATACGTCTGTGGCCGTGTCTGAACCATCCATCACGGGTTCGCAACTGGTTGAGGCGTGGATCTTCCCCGCCAACACGGCCAGCAACACTATTGACAACCACTGGGTCGAAGAGCTGAGCGTGGTCGCTGGGCCTCCCGTTGCTGGGGTCGGATTCACCATCTACGCGAAAGTATCAACGGGTTTCGGGCACGGCGTTTACAACGTCGGCTGGGTATACAACTGAGGAACTGACATGAGCGTTTCACTCATCGGCAAAGACGGCACGAATATCGCCACGATCACCAACGGCGTGCCTGTATTCACGGGTGATGCTGCATCTCCTGCTGGCGTTGGCTCATTGAGGATGTTCAGTGAGAACGATGCGGGGACCGTTACCGGCACGCCCGCCCTGGCTAGCCCAGAAACCACGAATGACCATCGCCTCCGAACTGTCAACGACACAATCTTAGACGACGAAGTATTCTGCTACGCCAACCAGAACACGGGAAAGCACAGCTACGCAGCCACCACGCTGACGATGGCGCTGACGGGCAATGCGCTGGTCACCAATAGCGGCAACATCACGACCATTAACACGGCGTCATTCTTCCGTACTCAGCAGTATTTCGGACTGTGCGGAAGCCAGGACGCAACGACTGTGGTGTTTGAAGCGGCTCTTTCGGCTGCGCTGGCAACGAACACCACGATTGATTTCGGGATGTTCTTGCAATCAGGAAGCTCGCCTTATGCACCTACGGACGGCGCGTATTTCAGGATTACTTCTGCCGGTTTTGCTGGCGTCATCAACTTTAACGGCGCTGAGACCACAACCAGCATCTTCCCGTTTACGCACACGATCAACCAAGTTTACGGGTTCAAGATAACCATCAACACCGATAAGGTGCAGTTCTGGATCAATAACGTTCTGTATGCGACGTTGGTCACGCAAGTAGCTAACGGTGCGCCATTTGCGTCACAGACTCTGCCGTTACAAATTCGCCATGCGATTGGCGCTACGGCGGCGGGTGCGGCGTTGTCTTTGCGGGTGTTTACGTACAACATCCAAGTCAACGACCAGACCAATCTTGATTATTCAAGCATTGCAACCATGCGCGGAGGTTCGACGCAGGTACAACAGGGCGCTACGACGGGCGGTCAGTTGACGACCTATGCCACGGGCGCTGAGCCTGCTGCGGTTACGTTGACAGCCAACACTGCGCCAGCAACCAACTCGCTGGGCGGTCTGTTCCTGCTGCCGGTGGCTATCACTCCTGCGGCCTCGGACTACCCGCTGTTTGCGTGGCTGAACCCGGTAGGTACGGCTGCAATTCCGGGCAAGGTCTTTGTCTGCACGGGCGTGATCATTGGTGAACTGTCTGTCACCACGGCGCTGACAGGCGGTCCTTTGCTACTCCAGTGGGCGATTGGCTACGGCTCTACCGCATCAAGTTTGGCAACGACTGAATCCACCACTTTCACCACAGGCGGTACTACCAAGATCGCTCGGAAGATCCCGCTGGGCGCTCAGAGTTTGCTGGCTGCATCTGCTGTCGGCGTGATCTCTCCAGGGTTCCAGCGTAGCTTTGCCGATGCCCCGCTGCCGATCAACCCCGGCGAATACTTGCACATCATTCTGCGGATTCCGGGCGGTACGGCAACGACTGCTGGCGCTCCCCGTGGATCTGTAGCTGTGCTCGGTTACTTCAGGTAATAAGTCATGTCACTGCTGCTTGCGAGCGGAAGCTCGCCAGCATCGCAAACGCTGTTCCCCAGCTTACTGGCGGAGACAAACAGCTTCTTTGGGGCCACGGTTACGGCAGGTGCTGTTAATCTGGCCCCAAGTCTCTATACAAACACAAATACCTTCTATTCCGCGACAGTCAGCACTGCTAATACGCTGACGCCTGCTCGGTACGACAACACCAATACTTTCTACGCAGCGACGGTTACGGCAGCAAACAGCCTGACACCTGCGCTCTACACAAACACCAATACTTTTTACGCGCCCACGGTCTCGTCAGCCAACACGCTGACCCCTGCGCTATACACAAACACCAACGTCTTTTATGCCGCAAATGTTTCGCTAGCGGTATCGGTGACGGTTCTTGTAACCGGCGTTCAAGGCGTTGGTCAGGTCGGTGCGTTTGCAAACGAAGCCTGGGGCGAGTTAGGTTGGGGACAGTCCACTTGGGGCGGAGCCTCTGGTCGCGTCATCGGTGATGCCAACGTATTCCCCACGGGCGTACAGGCCACGGGCCAGATTGGCACGGTCAACGCCTTCACAGACATCACGGTTGCAGTCACCGGGGTCCAGGCCACTGGCGCGGTTGGTACGGTTGTTGCCACAGGCGGCGTAATTCAGCCTGTCACAGGCGTCGAGGCCACGGGCTCAGTTGGTACGGTCACGGTCACTGGCACGGCGCTTGTACTGCCTACGGGGGTCTCTGCCACCGGGCAGATTGGCAACGTCACCATCGAGCTTGTGCAGACGGTGGTGGTCACTGGGGTGCAGGCCACGGGGTTTGTCGGGACGGTCACCGTCACTGGCGGCGCTACCATACTTCCCACTGGTGTTCAAGCCCTTGGGCTGGTAGGATACGTAAACGTCTGGGGCCTCGTGCCCGATGTGCAAACACCTTCGTGGACCCCGGTTGTTGTACCCGCTGGTACGTTATGGACTCAGCCTTCAACGACTCAAGACCCAGTGTGGACGCAAGTACCGGCAAACCCAACCACTTGGACTTTGATCCCAGACACTCAAACGCCTAACTGGCAGCAGGTAAACTCATGACGACTGCATACACCAATCTTCTCGGTCTCGCTCTCCCGGTCACGGGTGAACTGCAAGGTACTTGGGGTGACGTTGTAAACGACTCCATTACTTCGCTGCTGGACACGGCGATTGCGGGCACGACATCGCTGACCACGGACGCTGACACCACGCTGTCTGACACGGACGGGGCGTCCAATCAATCCCGGCAGTCCATTGTTCTGTGGAACCCTGCTTCTGGCACGGTAACGCGCAATATCACGGCTCCGGCGCGTAGCAAGACCTACGTGGTGATCAACGCCACGGGCGGCAGCCAGAGCATCGTGTTTCGCGGTGCAGGCCCGACGACGGGTGTGACGATCCTGGCCGGTGAGAAGGCTGTGGTGGCGTGGAACGGTTCGGACTTCGTGAAGGTCTCGACCTTCGGCGGATCTCCCAGCTTCACCAACGTGACGGTTACGGGCACAACAACGCTGTCTGGTTTGACGGCTTCCACGGCTCTGGCTTTGAACGCCAGCAAGGAAGTGGTGTCGGTGACCAATACTGGCTCTGGGAATAACGTCCTGGCAACCAGCCCGACGCTGGTAACTCCGGTCCTTGGAGCGGCTACGGCAACTTCTATCAATGGCCTGACGGTCAGCAGCACCACGGGTACGTTGACGCTGGCTAACGGATCGACGCTGGCTACATCGGGGGCTAACTCCCTGACGCTGACGACCACGGGAGCGACGAACGTCACGCTCCCAACCAGCGGAACTTTGGCTACGACGGCAGGTACGGTTGCATCCTTCAGCGCGGGCTCCACGGGCTTCACGCCCAGCACTGCCACGACAGGTGCGGTAACGCTTGCAGGCACATTGGCTACGACGAACGGGGGTACCGGCCTGACCTCTTTCACCTCCGGTGGAGTTGTCTACGCAAGCAGCACAAGTGCTCTGGCTACGGGGAGTGCGCTGACGTTTGATGGGACGAACTTTGCGGTTAGCGGTGTCGGAGTTTTTGGGGCCGGAACAACAAAGTTACGAACCTATTCTGATAACACATACAGCGGCATCTTCAATGGTGCATCCCTTGTGGCAGCAGAGTCCTTTTACATGGGCGCAGGGGGTCAGTTTTTTTATGCAGGCGGCTCCGAACAAATGCGCCTCACCAGCACCGGGCTGGGGATTGGGACGAGTTCGCCTACTGACCGTCTTCAGGTTGAAGCTAGTCTTGATGCTGCATCTGGTGCTTTTGTAAGGAACACAAATACCGGCAGTTCAGCTTCAGGCTCTGTTAGTGTTGCGTCCGGCGTTGGGAGCATTGTAATACGCGCTCACTCAGCGGCCCATTCTATATGGCCGAACCAAACGCTAATTAATTCAGGATCTGGATTTAGCGGTGGGTTGAATATCTTCCAAAATGGTGCAAGTCCAATTAAGTTTTGGACAGATTCCTCCGAACGCATGCGCCTGGACGCCTCCGGCAACCTCGGGATTGGGACGAGTTCACCAACCACCAAACTGACAGTTTCCGGTGGTGCCAAGATCGGCACTGGCGCGGCAACAAACAACGCCACGCTGATGGTCAATCAGCCAAACGGTTCCGCAACTGGCATTCAACTGTTCCAAGATGGTCAAGAGTCTTGGATTATGGAAGTCCCGGCAAGTAGCACAGCGCTGCGCTGGACTGCATCCGGCACCGAAC